ATCCTGGCAAGAAGATAATCGTATAGAAATAATAGATAAAAGGGTAGATAAAATTAATTTAAAACATCAGATATATTTAGATCAAAAAAAGATATATAGCGATATTAATTCTGATAAGGAGGAAAAAGAGAAAGCAATGAATATATTATTATCTCACTTTTTAAAACGGGTGGAATAATTAACTGGCATTACTAGCGTCATGAAAAGTATAGTTTTTAATTTCTTAGAGATTAAAAATGGTAGACCGAAAGTATGTAAGTCCAGTTTAAATCAAAACCGAAAATTCGTTACCGAAAATCTTATGACTGATTCATTTTTAAGAGATCACCAACCAGCTATAGATCATATGCATGAAGAAAATGCGATAAATGATCTAAAAAATGCTGGTATATATCCTGAGATAGAAGAACCAGAGATAGATGAGGATGATGAAGATTATGAACCTACTGATTATGAAATGATGAGTAACTTTGGAACTAAATGGCATGACGGATTATGAGTGATATAAACAACGATTCATTAAAAGAACAACTGTATGATGAAGCATGGATTGATTATATGGTTGCTAATAATCTCACTCAGGATGAGTTAGATGCTATAGATCAAAATTCTAAACTTGGATACTTACCTGAGATAGCAGAAGAAGCTGAAAAAAGATTTGAGGAATTATCACAATGAATAGTACTAACGACTTCTTTACAATCCCATCAATAGTATTTGGTTTAGAAGAGTGGCTTGAAATGTCATCAATTCAAAGACAAAATTGGCTTAGATATTGGAGACTTGAAAGAATTGAGTATTTAAGACAAGAAAAAAGAGATAGAGAGTTTAAAGATTACCTTTTTGAAAAATATTACATAAATGAAAATTAAAATTATTTTTCCTTAAATTTTTTTAAGAAATCTGACATAGCTTCTCTGATGAGAAAGCCAACAGATAATCCAGGCTGTTTTAACTCCTGGAATTTTGCATAGTCATCTTCATCTACGGATATGCTTATAC